GACGAAACTCCTATGAATCCATTTGATTTCTGGGAAGGCGGTAACTTCAAACTGAAGATACGTCAAGTCGAAGGCTATCGTAACTATGATAAGTCAGAGTTTGCCAGTGCATCTGTACTATATGAAGATGAAGCTAAGTTGGAAACCATCTATAATATGATGCATCCAATTGGTGAGTGGGCAGATCCTGCTAACTACAAATCATATGATGAACTAAAGAGAAAGATGAATATGGTTCTTGCCATTACAGATTCTCCGACGATTGCAGAGCAAGTATCGCTTGGCGATGAAACGCCTGCTGCTCCTATAAGAGAAATGCAAGCACCAGTCACTGCAGCTGAAATGCCAGCTGAAGAAGACGATACGTTAAGTTACTTTGCGAAGATAGCTAACGGTTAATAATTAAAGGGAGCTTCGGCTCCCTTTTTACATACCGCCAAATGGATTCATTGCTCTTTGACCATACATCATTATAAACTGGGGAGTGGTTGTATCTACAGTAGCTGGACGCGTTGCCGGTAGCATATGTACAGATTTGTGATCTGAAAAGCTTTTACTACTTGCATCAACTATTGTAGCTGCGGCTGCATCCGCGGCTGCTGGCACGGCATCTACTAATAATTTAAGTATCCCAGCTCTATTAGCATCGTTAGCTAAAAAATCTCTCAGATTACCTTGTATAGCCGAAGGCATAGTATCCATGGCAGCACTTGTTGTCATAAAGTTTAGCATAGCTTTTGCTTGTTCTGCATTTAAAGGCCCATCGCCGAACATATTCTTTTTCATAATATGACTACTGATTAATTTTGCAGCATCACCAAGGGTAAACTTTTCACCTAATGCAAGGTTTGCATTTGCTACTCTTTGTGCATATACTCCGCCTTTACCAAGCGGTACGTTCATTGCAGCAAATATTTCAGAAGCTCTTTTAGTTTTTGTTAAAGCATCAGGATTCATAACATCGGTTGCTGATGCTGCAGTTTCCAGATTAGTTTTTAATGCACTAAAACCTTCAGGTGACATTGATTTAAAATATTGTTTGAGCGCTTCAGGAGTCATATCTTTATTTGCACCTGCTAATGCCAAGTCTATATCTTTTAAAGCTTCATCAATTACAGCTTGTCGACGTCCATTTAGCCACTCTGATAAAGCTTTTACTGCAACAAAAGCTACGCCCACAATAGCCGCCGTTAATATTCCACCGGCTCCTAATCCTAGCATCAGTGCTAAACTTGAGCCTACAACTCCACCTGTAACTAAATCTCCAAGTGTTTCTGACCCAGTTATGTTGCCTATCGCGTCACCTAAAGCTTCACCAATAGACTGAAGTATCATACCCGCACCAAATTTTAATGCAAAACCAGCTCGCAAGAATCTCATAATTCTACCTGATTTTTTTGAAGGATCTGCTTTTGCATCTCCAGCAGGAGTGCCAAATATAGCGCCTGTTATTAACTTTTTAATCATTCTAAAACTAACGATACCTGCTATGATTGAACCTATTTGCATCATGTTTTCTTTTGAAAAAGTAATGCCAAACTTTTTTCCCATTCCAGCAAGTATGTCTTTTTCAAAATCTTCTCTTTGGGCTGGTGGCATACCAGCTTTAAATGCGGCTACAACAATTCCACCTAAAAATGCTGCTAATCCTAAAGGTTTACTAAATATTGCAAGTCCAATACCAATAACCATAGCTTTAACTACGTCATTTGCAAATGATGCTTTTGTTTCTTTGTCTAAAACTACATTATTAGGATCTAAGTCTTCTAGAAGTTTTGTTATTATACCTGTACCAAACGCGGTTATTAATGCAATTGTAGCTAAAGGTAATACTAATGTTCCAAGTGCAAGTCCAAATGCTCCGGTAACTGCACCGAATAATGCTCCACCAGCAGCGAATAACGAACCAATAAGAGAAATAGCCCAACCTTCTAAACCGCCTGCAAACATACCAGCTTTTAATCCGCCCATAAATCCTTTTGGTCTACCCTTACCAGTTCCGCCTTTTACAGTAACTTTAGTTTTTTTAGAATCTTGAAGAGCATCCATTCGTGCTGCGGCAGCTATATCTGCATTATTTTGTAATAATGCTTGAACTCTTTCTTGAGCCTTTACATTATCAGTCAAGAGTTGGTTTGTCTCTTGAACACCTTTTACTATTTCTGCTAAACTTGCCATAACTTAATCCTATCTGGCTGCTTGTTGCCTTTGTTGTTCTTCTTTCTGAGCTTTTAATTCTTCAACTAGCATTGAAACATATATCTCCCTTTCCCATGGCATCATCGAATCTATATCAGTTAATGTCCAATTATGATTTTGCATTAACTGATAATTCATTTGAAAATAATTTACTAAAGAATCATGTGAAAGGGCTACTAAAAAAAATCAGATATTCCTTCTAAGTGAAATTCATTTTTGTGTTCACATTTGTTGCATTCAAAAGCTACATCATATTCTAATTTAGGAATCACTTGTACAAAAGATACAATTTTATCAAATTGAGAAGAAGTAAGTGATCCCATAAATTCTTCTTTATCTTCAAAACTTTCATCTTTAAAATATACTTTTTCTTCTTCAGTATCGAGAGATTCTAAGCATTGTATTGCTAATGAATATATTGCAGAAACTTTTTCACTTTCTTCAGTAAAAATTTCTTTTCCTTCATCTGCGGCTATTACATTTCCAAACTTTGGATATTGTAAATTTAAAATATATTCTTCACCTATTTTTACTTTAGTATCTACCTCTTTTATTTTAGGTTTTAAATCTGCTAAAGGAAGTTTTATATCATTTTCTTGTTCACATTCAGTGCATTTTAATTTTATATCACTATTTTCACCAACTGCTTTTCCTCTTAATTGTAAGAAAATATATTCAATATCAAAGAGTGCAAGATTATTAATATTGCAATCGCTTACAATACAATGCTTTAACAGCTGCTGTATAGCAACTAAAACTTGTTTTTCATCATTTGTTTCAAGTGCCATTAATAATATTTTTTGTTCTTTGACCAAAAATGGTCGGTATTGTATTTCTTCTCCGGTAGATGGTATAGTTGTATTATAAACCGGATATTGGTTTAGTTTAGGTAGTGCCATAATTTTGCTTTCATTTCATTTATATTATTCAAGATAAAAATTTATCTACTATGCCTGGTATACCAAGCTGATTGCCAATTGCTCCAACAAGCCCTGATTGATTTAATCCAAATGGTTTGCCTCTTTGCTTTGATGATCTCCAGTTTTTATATGATAACTGAACATTTAATTCAACTATTCCGTCCATATTTGCATCTGCTAATTCTATTTGTCCCATTGATGTAGGGAATGCTTGAATCAATTCACAAGAATATACTACATCATTTTGGCCAATAAATCCAAGATCTATTTCACCTCTGAGTGCATTAATTGCTCCGCCGAGTGGGGTGGCTCCTAAAAATTGATCTATTAGTGAGTTAGCTAAAGTTGGAAGCTTCGGTAGACCAAAAGGCGTTTGATATGTTGGTGCACCGAATCCTCTTGCAAGCTGATGTATCTTTATATTAAATGCATATTCATTTAAATATCCGACCTCAAGACTATTTTGATCAATGCAACGATCTTGCCATGCTTCGAAATATTCTCTGATTCCGTAATCATTGAGACAACGAAATGTAAGAGATACATCGTCATATGCATGATTGTTTGCAACCTTCTGAGTAATCAGACCAATGTCGCGATCAGCGGTTGTAATCTGTCTACCAGGTAAATTAACACGAGAGCATAATAGATTCAGTTCTCGACTTCTTAATCCTGCTATTGGAGGCAATGCAACAGCAAAGACATTTGATCTTGCTACTCCACCTTTAGCAGTTATTAAAGCTTTAAGATCATCTATATTTTGTACTGTGCGTGCCATTAAATCATTCTCCTAGAATCTTTCCATACTGCAGTAACACTAGATTTTTGGAAATCTTGTGTAGGTAGAAATGTTGCAATTTCCCATTCAGGTGCAGGGACTCTTGCAAATCTGCTTTTAACATTTGCTGTCAAATATCTTTTAAAACATGGTTTAAAGTATTTCATACTCGATGCTCTCTTTAACATGCTGTATGATAAATTAAATTTTGTATTGTCATCATATTTTTTATCATCACTGATATCCATCAGTGCATCAAGAAACTTTGCTCTCAATACCATCGGAAGATAATGTAGATTCAATCCTGTAAATCCACCAGGTGCAGCATCAACTATAATAGTCAATGGAAACGAATCATAGTATGGTAATGTTTCTTTTGTCTTCGGATCATAGAAGAACATAAACATTCCACCCGGTATTTGTTTACCAGTAAGTTTTAATTCAGGTTCGTTCATCAGCTGACTACGATTTACTTTGCCAAGTGCACTGGCTTGTTTACGAAACCATGCCCGTGATTCTGCAGATCGAGGTGTAATACCTTTACGAAAAGCTGCAAGCTCTAGTGTTTGAAATAAGTTACTCATGATCTTATTTATACTACTTTTTACGTTTTGTATAAGGTTTTAATGGCTTCGTAGATTTAGGTTTGATACCCATACGTTCAAGAGTGTTCTCTGTCCATACAACAAATCTCCAACCACGATCTTTTGCAAAACTCTCTGCTGCTTTCCATTTGTTCTGGTTCTTGACATAATCCATTGATTCTGATATGTATCGTTTTGTCTTTCTGCCCTGGTACGCAGGCGGGCGGGTNTGCTTATCTGGTTTTATTTCGATTAACCATGTTTCACCATTGTTAAACTTAACTTTNAGATCTACAAAATATCTGTGATAACGCTTGTCTACCTCCCATAAATAAGGTATGACGACTTCTTCTGAAGACCATTGTAATATTTGTGGATTTGTATCGCACCATTTGAATGCATGCTTTTCCCATAGTGAACGGTACACTACTTTAGTATAGTCACCAGTATATTTTTTGGGATTTTTAGGTCTAAATTTACCGCTGTATGCCATGAAACTCTGTATAAATAGATTCAACTAGTAATATTTATAAGGCTATAAGATGGCAAATGTATTAGATTTATATAACAGATTTAAAGGTGGTGGCAGAGGTGGTAAAATGGTTTATCCATTAGAGAACCAATCCGACTATCTTGGTAAAATAACATTTACGCCTATTGAAGAAGCTACAGTCAATATGGCTGAAGAAGCCGGAAATTTAGTAGACTTAAGTAAAGATGCTATTAAACAGGGGTTTGATTCTCTTAATCAAATAATTACTGGCAATCAAGAAGCA